CATGGGTGATTATTTGGGATATTATGAAAGTGAGGATAGAGTTAGATACTATGTTGTCTCAGATGATGGGTATGTTAAGTCGGACAATAAACACACTTATGGTGGATACAAACCATTTTACAGAACGGTTGTCGCTACTTATGTTAGTGAAAATGAATTCAGGGGTATATAATGAAAATATTAATAAAAGAGTCTCAGTTCGACAATTTGTTTTTAGGTGAGAGAGTAATGGTATATTACAACTTACACAAACATACTTTTTCAGTGACATACTCAGGAAAGGTCATAATTCATGCCGATTACGTAAAACTTGATGATGTTGAATTTAGAGTTAGAGAGGGTGGTAAATCTAAGGTAAGAGATGAAAAAAGAAAAAATGTTCATGCCTTTGTGATTGGTAATTTGATTGATTATTGTGAGTTCCCTTGTGAAGATTTGGTTGAACCTGAGGATGGTGTGGTGGTGACATATGACCCTTACAAGTATGATAGTTTCGTAGTTAAAAAAACAGGCGAGCCAGTCTTCAATGCTAGTGAGGTTGAAATGGTCAATCTAAAAAATAAAATATATATAATTGAAGAATAAAGATGCCTCTACCTAAACAAGTCAAGCCCACATTACCATTAGTCCCCAAAAAAACTTTGAGTGCTAGAAGGGAACAACTTTTGGAGTACATTAAAAAAGATGGTACGTATCTTCCAAAGTCTGTTCTTCATGCCGATTTGGATAAGGGTATGTTAGAGTTTTCTAAAAATGAATTAAAGGTAGTGACTGCGGGTAAGGTTGTGCCTTTCCTCGATATAATTATTACAACTCAGAATTGGACACAATATTTGGAAACGTGGAAATTTGTTGATTTGGATTACAACCCTAGTCCTCCCTTTATAACTTTAGTCAGAAGCCCCGAGGTTAAATATGGTTCCAACCCCGCAACAAAATATAACATACCAAATAGGAAACAGTTTTATTATGCTTCGGTACCAACTTGGGATGGAAACATGCAAGGAATGGACATATATACAATACCTCAACCTGTACCTGTGGACATCAATTATAGTTTGAAAATCATTTGTAATAGAATGAGGGAACTCAATCAACTTAATAAAAATGTAATGCAGACTTTTGCTTCAAGACAAGCTTATACTTTTATCAAAGGGCAGTATGTTCCAATTATATTGAACAATGTTGGTGACGAATCTCAAATGAACATGGATGCAAGAAAGTATTATGTTCAGTCCTATGATTTTACAATGCTAGGTTATTTGATTGATGAAGAAGAGTTCGAAGTAAAACCCGCAATTCAAAGGGTTACTCAATTGGTGGAAGTTGATACTTCAGTACTTAAAAAGAAAAGGAAAATTTGGCCTGAAAACCCAAGTCAGTTTCCAACTCAGTTTTTATTTTTATCAGGGGTAACATCTCTCAGCGAAAAAATAGATTTCACTGCGAACATGTCGATTTTATCCACAGACAATATTTCATCATATGATGTATACATTAATGGTAATTTTTACGGGACTGACGTACCATTTATTCAAATAACATATAACGATGTATTGAATGTACAGGTAGATAAAATTGATAACACCAAAGAGGCGGTTATAAATTTTGACAACAAATTAGTCTAACCTTCCCCGTAGATATCTTTTTTCTCCTGACACTTTTCAAGTATCAGATTTTCCAAAAATTTATAAATTTTAATTCCCCTCTTATCACAATACTTTTTTAGGATTTCGTGTACTGTAGGGTCAATTTTTATGTTTTTGATTTCTTTCTTAGTCCTCATGGTAGAAAAAAGGCAGAATTTATTCTCACCGTTTATAAATAGATAGTTAAAAGTAAAGTTTTTTCATTCGTATTAGAATATTTATCAATAAAATAAATCTGACAGAATAATTTTTAATAATGGCAACAACAACTGTAAACCAAAAAGTTTATGTTTCACCTGGCGTCTATACTTCTGAGACCGACTTATCATTTGTGGCTCAAAGCGTTGGTGTAACAACATTAGGTTTGGTAGGAGAGACTATAAAAGGTCCTGCTTTCGAACCCGTTTTCATAACAAACTATGATGAGTTTCAAGCCTTCTTTGGAGGAACTGAACCTGTGAAGTTTGTAAATACACAAATTCCAAAGTACGAAGCTGCATACATTGCAAAATCTTACTTACAACAATCAAACCAACTTTTTGTAACAAGAGTGTTGGGATTGTCTGGTTACGATGCGGGTCCATCTTGGAGTATTTCCTTGGTGGCAAATCCTGACCCAACAACAATTGATATTGACACAGGAGTTGCTGCAATCAATTTTACAAGTGTGTTCTCAGGAAACACTGGTGGAACAGTAAATTTCTCAAGTTTACCAGGGGTAATTGCAACAAACTTCAATAGTCTTTATACTTTGAATGATGGTAGTACTTCTACTTTCAATAACGATTTTACTGATGCGTTGTTGTCTGTATTTTCTAACAACAGTTTATCAGGTAATACAGCATTTGCTTGGGGAGCAATTCCAAGTTCAAATTATTTAAACGTATTAAGTGCTGGATATACCGGTTTCACAAATGAATTCGGTGTTGATAATGTTAACTTGGACAATAATGATTTGTCTGCAGGAGACAATGATGCTTGGTACTACGCTAACTTTGATTTACAAACAGGTAATGATTATGGTGGTTATTCATTTTATTGGGCAATTAATCAAATGATTAATCCAAGTGTTGGAGTTTTCTCAGGAACTGTATCAGGAACAATTTTTACATATTCGGGAAGTGCGTTCAGTGAGTGGAATAATATGGTTGTTGCAACACTTCGTTCAAGAGGTATATCTTTGTTTACGAACAGTTCCACAAGTCTTAACCACGGACCAATATATGAGGTTACTGGATTAACTGACGTTGATTTAATTTGTACTGGACAATACACCGGAGTTACACAAAATCCTTTCTCTCTTTTTGGAATTTCAGGTGTTACTAAAGATGGTGATACTTTCCAATTTGAAACCTCTCTTCAATCTACATCTTCTGAATACATTACGAAAGTATTAGGTGTTGACAACTTTGGTAAACCAAGAAACGAGGTTCCTCTCTTTGTAGAAGAAATATATCCGGGTTCTTTAACATATGGATATAATCTAAGTTATATTAGAGGATTAAATTGTAATTTGATTGCTTTACCAGGTGCTAGACCAGCAACAGGAACTCCTTCAAGTTCTTCAATTGCTTGGAAACTTCAAAAATATCAATCTCCTAAAACACCTTTCATTGTTTCTGAATTAAGAGGTAATAAAGTGTATGATTTGTTTAGATTTATCTCAATATCTGATGGAGATGCTGCAAACTCGGAGGTAAAAGTTTCTATTGCTAATATGTCATATAATAATATGACTTTCGATATTTTGATTAGAAATTTCTTTGACACAGATGCTAATCCAGTTGTAATTGAGAAGTTCACCAATTGTACAATGGACCCAGGCTCTAACAACTTCGTTGCTAAGAAAATTGGTTCTTCAGATGGTGAGTTTGCATTAATTTCAAGATATGTAATGGTTGAAATGGCTGAAAATGCCCCAATTGACGCATTACCTTGTGGATTTAATGGTTACACTCAAAGAATTTATGAAAGTGCTACAAATCAAGGACCTAATATTGTTTACAAAACAAGATATTTTTATCCTCAAGAAACAATTTGGAATCCTCCTTTTGGAAATACATCAGGTGGACCTAACACTACTTTAGCTCCTGGTGATGTTATAAGAAGAACATATTTAGGTTTCTCATCTTACTATGGTATTGATGATTCTTTCCTACAATATTTGGGACAACAAAACCCTCAAATTGATTGGGCTGATACAACTGAATCTATTCCTTGGAACGGACTTACTAAAGGTTTCCATATGGACTCAGGTGCTACTGTAATTTCAATAGGAAATATCTACACAACTAGTGGACAACCAGCATATGAGTGTGGTGTAGCTAACTTTACAGCTGACCCTGAAACTCAAGAAAACCCTTACTACTTCATTTATTCAAGAAAATTCACAGTATGTTTTGCTGGTGGATTTGATGGATGGGACATTTATAGTGAACATAGAACAAATGAAGACAGGTTCCAACTCGGAGCGTCAGGTTACTTAGCTGGGGCGGCACCTTCTGTAAGATATCCAAATGCTACAGGTCAAGGACTGTTCAAGAGAATTGTTGTAGAAAACAATACTCAAGACTTTGCTAACACTGACTACTACGCTTATTTGTTGGGTATTTTGACATACCGTAACCCTGAATCAACTAACATTAACGTTTTCGCAACTGCAAGTATCGACTACGTAAATAACTCTAACTTGTGTGAAGAAGCAATCGACATGATACAGTTCCAAAGAGCTGACTCTGTTTATATTGTTACTACACCTGACA